GCATAAGCTGACGTGAAAATAAACGTCAACTCATGATATCCAGAAACAGGCTTAACAATAGTAGTAATGGAAACTGTTCCAGTTACTCTTGTCAGTTTGCTTACTGGAGTGATTTCAGCAGCAGAGGCTAAAGTAGTCGGTCCCTGCTGTTGATTGATGCTCTGAATTGTCGAGAAATTCTGATGATTAAGGTCACTCATAATAATTCTCCTACTTTCTGAAAATGAATTGTTTTTCGTTTTGTTTTATATTCATGATTTCTAATCTTTCTACATTCTTTACATTGTCTACGCATTTCTCCAGTAGTTCTTCTAGACCAATATGTATTATCCTCTGTAAACTCGTGTCCATGAATACATTTTGTTACATCTGAAAAACGTCCTCTTGAACTACCAGACAACTGGGCATGTAAATTATTTTCTTTTACAGTCCCAATGAAAAGATGAGAAGGATTCCAACACATCTTGTTATTACAAGAGTGACAAACAAAATGTATTGAATCAGGGATATAATCATGGAATATTTGAGCCGATAATCTATGAACATAGTAGAATATTCCGTCTATTGTTACTTGTCCATAACCATCAGAATTAATCCCAAGATATTCCCAACAACCAGTAGAAGAATCAATAGATGTTCTACGTTGAAGAATATCTATCATCTTTTTGTAGATCACTATTAATTCTCCTACTTTTATAACAACTAACTTTCAGTATCCACTTGGAACTTGCAGGTTATCGATATATGCAGTTCCAGCAGGTGCAGTTACAAACGTCTGCATTCCTACAGTCATGTAGAAAATATCAGCCGCGGCAATTCCACCAGATGCACCACGAATAGGGAAGATATGCCTACCATCAGATCGATAAAATCCAATGGGAAGAATCTCCGCCCTGCCCCAAAGAGAATCAGTAACAAAATCAATTCTTGTCTGATCCCAATTGTAGCTAGTCCTAACCATCGCTCCTGCCATCTGCATGTTATCAAAATACATATTCAGGCTTTCTTCTTTAGCCTGCTTCTGTATAATTGTAACAAGTTGGCCTAATTCTTCATAAGCCTGCTTTTGGCAAGGATGACACCAAGCATTAGGATTGAAGTTATTATCAATACCAATACGATTACCCATTAAGTTAATAGCTAATCGTGGAGAAGGTAATGATAATGCAGCAGCGCCTCCATTAACTCGATTTGATCGAATTTCTGGGGTAGTCGAACGTGCAAAGCCTAACCATGTTCCAGTAGAGGCATTACTGTGATGATATGGGATACCATAGAGAGCAGGAAGAGATGCTGGAGCGCTAATGCCATTAGTAACAAGGATATCAGTAGCCACTGCACCTGCAATCGCTGGAGTTACATCAACAGTTTTATTAGCAACATCTAATTCAGTGATAGTTCCAGAACCCCTAAGAGTTGCTAATGTAATATCGAATACTTGAACTGTCTGGCCAAATCGCATTAAGCGAACACCAAATCCATCAGTCGTGCAAGTATAAGTATCAACTCCACCAGCGGTAGCTACTGAAGTAATAGTTCCAATAGCACCAGATCCAGCTTGCATTAACTGAGAATCGATCTGACGACGAATCTCATCTAATGCAGTTGCAGTCATTCTCCTAACTGACTGTTCAACGGCCTTCCTAGAATTATCAGTAGACCATTCAGTAAGCTTAGTATATTCAAGTGCTTCCACCATGAATACACTATTCAATACTGCCTTATCCCAAGTAGGCCCACCACCTCGACCTAAATCACCACCATCAGGATTATAGTATCCGAAAGAACCACCAGGCCGAAGTTCAATAGGAACCCTCATCTGACGGTTAGATATTACTTCAGCCGGTCGCTTCTTGATAGTAGCATAGAACTTATCATCGCGCTCAAATGCCATTGCGACCTTTGGCAAAACGCGCTCAAGTTCAAGTCCTGCTACTTGACTTTCAGTTACAGCCATATTTCATCCCTCATTAATCAGACATAATAAAATCTTTAGTAGTCATATTCTTAGGAATTTCTTTAACATTTCCTCTTGTATTTAATGAGGTTGAGGATGACCTATTTGCTGGAATTGGCCCTTTCCTATCTTTAGAACCATTTTCAACTTTTCCGATTCCCTTTAATGCTTCATTCCTAGCATTTCGGATTATACTAGGAAGCAGTATTTTTGCCTTGCTCAAGTGGGCAGCTTTTATTCTATCCAGTGAGGAGCTGGAATATTTTGCCTCTTTAGCCGATTTCCATAGATTATTCATTATCTTCTTGAAAGAAGAATCCTTATTCAACGCACTTTCAACTTGCTCAAGAGCATCTCGAATAGCATTCTTTTTCACATAAGAAGACATTGAATCTTTAGGATCAATATTAGCATCGATGGTAGATTTAATAGTATTATTAACTCTAGTCTTTAGACTATCAGATGCAGTATTGAATTTTTCCTGTTCAAATTCTTCTCGTTCTTTCTTAATTCCTTCATCTTCCTTATCTTCACTTACTAATTTAGTAGGATTAGTAATCTCTTCTGAACCGAAAATGAATTCATTAATAATCTTAGCCGCAGCTTCTAAGTTCTCATTCTTATTTCGCTTACCTTCACTAGCAGCGCTTACTAGAGAATGCTTAAGAACATTACCGATAATATGAAGTCCAGTATTATTATCAATCTTAGAAATCGTTTGAAGCAGATTATCAGCAATTTTCTTAAAAACTTTAGAATCATTCTTATTAACTGTAGATAATAGAGTCTCTAAATTACCAGAAAAAATATCCTTCTCAAAATTATCTAAAGTCTGTGCCTTTTCAACTGCTTCCTTTGCATCATCAATAGTAGGAAGAATCTCAGAATACTGCTGGGCTTTATAATAAGCCGATTCAAGAGCAGGAAATTCCTTGAAAATTTTAGGATACTTAGCTAGAATTTCCTTCTTCCTAACAGGAACAATGATATCAGTATTAATTTCTTCTTCTTCAATTAACTCAAGTTCTTCTTTTTCTTCATCATCTTCTTCTTTAATTTCAATCTCATCTTCTTCCTTAGTTTTCTCCTCTTCTTTTTCAGTATCCTTAATAACTTCTTCATCCTTCTCTGAAGAAGTTTCATCCACTCCTTCACTTAATAAGTCTAAAATCTCAGCTGACTTATTCTCAACGCTAACACTACTGGACGATTTGTCTACTTCCATCACTTTCTCCTGATTGTGCTGCAACTTGTTTAGTAGGCATCTTCAACTTCTTTTCTGATTTTTCACCAGAACTAGAATCTGAATTACCCTGTGATGACTTAGAACCAGCAGCATTAGCTTGCATAGCCATCATTTGTTCTTGCTCTTGCATCATTCGTTGAGTAATAACAGCAATATGCTCCTTCATATGAAGTAATACATTAAGATAGCCTGGAGGATTCTCAGTCTTAGCTAATCTACCTGCATCAGAAATTAACCATGAACGACAAATACTAGCCTCGACTTCATGATTATCAACATCAGGATCAATTTCTACTGAAGGAACTTGAATTTCAGTAGGCATTCCAGTCATAGGGTCTAATGAAGGCTGAGAAATTGGCTGAGATGCGAGTAATAGTTGAATCTCCTCATACTGCTTTTGTCTATCATCTTCTCCTGGCATTACAAATTCATCAAGACCGAATGCTTCTTTAACAATAGGTAAGTTTTCTGGAGCAGATAGCGCTTCCATTACTCCAGGTAAATTAAGAGTGAATAGTTCCTTAATAATATCCCTTTTCTGCGCCCAAGTAATTGGTAATTGTTCACTAGCCTCTAATGTAACCTCTCCAATTTTACCTTGAAGTTCAGCTTTCCTAATATAAGTATTAAAGAAATTTCCACTTTTATCAGTCTCAACTACTCTCTCATCTTCAGCAACTTCACTAATATAATTAGGAATTACCTTACCAAAAATATCCTTCCACCAGAAGGTAAACATTTTCCAAGTATTCTGCAATCTCTGAAGCGCTTGGGATCTACTCATCGCATATTCAGAAGCAGTTTTAGATCCAGCAGAAGATTCTCCTCCGAAAAGTGATGGGAGCGCTCCTGAAGTGAGCTGACCTAAACCTTGAACCTGTTGTCCAAATGGCATTACTTCTTGACTTAATGTTGCAGTCTTAAGAGTAGTAAATGATTCTCCTATATTCTTATTAGCTGAAACGGGTTTAGTAGGATAAACCGAACCTGGAGTAGCCTCCTGTTGACGATAAGCATCAAAATCTAATACTTGAGGATCAGCAAAGGTTTGAGGAATTCCCTGCTCAATAGTCTGAAGAGTAAGAGATAGAAGATCATTAGTAATATCTTGAATGCTTACTAGAAGTAAACCGAGAGGATCAAATTGAATATAGTCACTTAATGGATTTACTAATAAAGTCCAACAATCATCTAAGTCTTCTTCTTCACATTCAGCATAGACATCATTGATAAATACTACTTTAACTCCCTTGCTAAATCTTTTCTTTAAATCATCAGTTTCTCTTTCATCTTTCAATACATTAAAAGCTGATGGCCTAAACCACCAATTTCTAACTGTTACCATGTCTTGAGGAAATTCTCCATTATATTGAGTGGAGAGTCTTCCCCATCTTTCATATGAATCATATCCTCCAGAACTAGGCTGGACTGTTGGGCCTAATTTATCTCTTAAATGAGGATAGCGCTCGATAACATTAGAATAATGAGTTTCATAGGAATAGCACAAGTAAGGCATATCCTCTTGCCTTCTTGCATAAGTTGGAGTCTTGACGAATAGTCCTCCATAAACTTCAATGAATTGCCGTGATTTAGGATTCTCTGTTACCCCTACTAGTGAACTTACGATAATTGAGGATTTTTCAATACTTGGATCTAGAATACTCCCACATTCGGGGCATTCTTTTTCCTCTATCATTCCAAGTTCGTTAACTGGATTATTCTCAATTACTTCATTCTCAATCTTATTATTACAAGTAGGACAATAATAACCGTTTACTTCTTCATCTTTATATTCGGGAGATTCGTAAGTTCCAAATTTTTTATCTTCTTTAGTATAATTATAAGCAAAAACTAATCCTTCAGTGCAGTAAATATAAAGAGCTTGAAGCCAAAGAAGTGGAGCATTATTATGCTTAGAGACTAATTCATAAATCTTATTACCTGCCTTAGCGGTGCTAATATCAAGAGGATTATCAGCATCATCAGGAATACATCTAACGGACGGAAGATTAATAGAAAGCGCTGCAATAATTGATTCTAGATAAGCTCTGAATACATTAACAGGCTTATCATAATAAGCAGCATCGTTAGTATCAGACTGAGCTGCTGCATCATCCCAGACTCTCCAATCTCCTGAAGAAGTGTCCCACCAAACTCGCTGAAATCCATTCCAATATAATTTTAGCTTTTTATAAAGTCTAATCTGTCTTTCACGAACAGACTGATCTTCTCTATCGAATGAATCGATGATAGTCTTTAATTGCCGTTGAATTTCTTCCGGAACTTCTTTCAATTTTCTTTAATCTCTAATTCTTCTTCTAGTTTATGAGTAAGTAATTCCTGTTCCTTAATAATCCTAGCATTCTCAATCGATTCGTTTTCCAGTAAAGACTTTCTCATTCTCCAAGGTAAAGTCTTAGGAATAATAGGAGCAATTACTCTAGGATTAGATTGAATAGTTTCAGGTTTGACAAAATCTATGATTGTATTTAATAATCTTTCTCTTTCTTCATTAGCAAGCTTAAGCTGAATAGTTAAAGTCTCACATGACTTACAATCATTAAGTCCAAAGTAATGATAGAATAATCTAAACATGCCTTCTCCTTAATGCACTTCTTCTAACTACTCCAAAGGTCTTATTCTTCTCTTCTAATTTTTCCATTTGCATATAGAAAGATGTTTGGTCTTGGGTCTGATTTAACTTCTGAACCGCCTCATTTATCTTCTGTAGGTGAACAAGTTCAGTATTCATCCCATTCATATATTGATTAGCTGCTCTACATAAATAGTTCAGATTATCAATTGGATCATCCCCAACGAATTCTTTAATATCTTCAGGATTCTTCTCATCATGAACTACTACTGGAATAGTATCAATAACAATCTGACAAGTATTAAAGAATTGAATTCTTGGTAAATTATCCTGTTTAGGCTCATCAAGAAATGAACTCTTATATCTAGCTAATCCTTCCATTCCATGAAGCCTGAAAATAAGATTAGCCTTATCTAAATCATAGAATTCTTCTCTCGATCTTAATAGAGTCTTCTGCTCCCATCGCATAAAATCATGAATTAATTGAAGTCCAGCAATTCGAGATCCTGGATTATTCTGAGAACTTGTTGGAATAATTCCTGAATATCTCTTAAATTGTTCTGCAATAGTCTCCAATCCTCTATCCTGCCAAGCAGAACCGCACATAATACAATGAATTATGGATTCATCCCTCGAAAGTTCTCTAATCTCTGAAGCCCAATAAGGAAGGTCTTTTCCCAACCAACCTCTTTCTCTGTAAACGTAGAGTCGATTATCAGGGGAAATAGCTGCCCACATGGCGTGACACATTGCTCGCTTTCCCCAATCGATACTAAGGATTCTAGGCCACCATTCCGGAACTGTGAAAGGTTCAATAACATGAAGTGCATTTTCAGGTTCCCCAGGGAATCGAAAAGAACGGAATTCTGGAAACACTGATCCTTCAAAAGCGTGCCAGTCTCCATATTTTTTAGCTTTCTTTTCATTTTCAGGAAGCATTTCTAGCTTCATTAAATATTGAGGATCGTAAGACATTCCATAAGGATTATCTTGAGGAAGACAAGGAATATAAGTTCGTAAAAGACCCGTATGTTTATCCTTTAGAATCTTATAACCTTCTTCACAAGGCTTAACAAATCTATTATAAACAAAAGATTGACCTACTCCACCAGGATTAGTTCCACTTCTAGCAATCGCAATATTAAATCCCGAAGATGGCCTAACTCTAGAGCCTACCATATAAATATACATTTGCTCTTCAAAGTGAGTTAATTCATCGAAGGCGCAATAATTATACTGGGCTGTGTCATACTGTCTTTTAACATCAGCCATATGTTGAATATGACCGAAGTCAAGATAAGTCCCATACTCTTCCCAATGCCAGCTATGCTTAGTCTGATTATACTTAGCTCCTGTAAGAGGATAGTATTCATGACTTAATCTAATTACTTCCCTTTCAAGGTCCGGGAAATTTCTTCTAAGAAGGATTCCTTTGAATCCCCTGAATTTATAGAATCCTCTAATAAGGGGATAAAGCGTGAGTAAGAATGATTTCCCCCCATATGCCGCACCTCCATATAATGCTTCAAATACAGAATCTGGAATTGATAGAAAATCATTTTGTCGATCATGGGGTTTGATTTCTTTGATAAAATCATTCCCAGGATCTCCCATCTGAATATTCATTAAGAATTAGGTAATACTGTTACTGGTTCTTTAGTAATTAGTCTAAGAACAATATTAATTCCGTTTACAATTAGTATAGCCGTTCCAGCAGGAAGCGGAATAACTTGCATTAATTCTGCTGCCGCCGTTAGAATGTTAAACCAGAATACCTTCGACTTGATAATATTCTTTCCCATTTTCTTCTGTCCTTCTTCTATGATTGTGAATAGTTTCTGAAATCGCTTGATTATCTTAATCGTTCGAATAAAATTCATCTCATTAACTTCGAACTACCGTAACCGAGAATAGTCATAAGCAATGTAGTTCTTCCTTCGCCTGTTAGATTAAATTCTTCTGCTCCAGTCCAAATTGCACTTCCTGCAACTAAAGCAAAGATTAAAAAACGCATGCATTCTTTCAATCCTGATTTAATTTCTCTATCAGTCTCAGTAGAACCTAACCAATGGAAGAATCTCCTTAGAAGTCTCATTCCATTTTATCCATTTTATGAAGCATTACTTCAATTAATTTTGTATTATAAGTGATTGAAACTGAATTCTCTTTAACAACTTGCATTAATTGTTCGGATTGATTCTTCCATAAACTAGTATACATTGCAACATCTTTCCTATAAAACATAAACATCAGAGCAGCGATAGATCCACCAACTCCTAAAGTAGAAAGATATTTTATGAATTCAGTATCCATTCTATTCTAGCTTATTAAGAAATAGTTACCGTTGCATTAGCACCATCAATTGTATAAGTAACTGTTCCTATTGAAGCATAATCAAAATCGATAATCCGGCCATTAGAGACAATACGAATTATTGATTTATCGATTAAGAATTCAACAGAAGTTACATTACCATAGACTACTGAAGTCGATTGAATTGCCGGTCCTGTATCAGAAGTTACTGTTGCTGTTGATGGCATTTTGTTTTATCCTATTTTATTTATCGTGGGAATGGTATTACTCCTCCATACCCGAGAATATCTTGTAGCACCTCACCGCCGGGCACTGATGTTGCTTGCGTAGCCCCAATATCCCATGTTCCAGACCATAGAGTAGCATCAAAATCATCATCAAAGGGGAAGACCGCGTCACCTGAGAGATCCGCGCCAAAGTCCTGCGCTCCTGCATCACTCGGTGAAAGATGATATCCATCAGCTTCAAAAGTAAAAGTCTGGCTAATACGACTACTTGTTCCTGGCGCTGTAGTATCTGAGGAAGCATTATTATTTGCAGTCCCCCAGGTGCCCGCGAAATCGGCCGTGGTATTGGCGCTGCCTAAACAATTCTTCGCCTCGGGTGTGGTGCTCGTGACATTGAATCCGGTCGCGTTCCCGATGGCCGTACAGTTGTACGCGAAATTACCCGTGTTGGCTCCAAAATTGAAACCGTTGCTCTTGCAATCACGAATCACGCAATCGATCGCCCCCGACGGGCCGCCGGCGACGTTATAGCCCGTCCCCAACCCCGTGCCAGCATTCGTGATGTCCTTGATTAACAGCCCAATCGTGTGCCCGGCGCTGTTCTGCCGGATCCCATAGAGTGAGCCCGTAGAATTCCCACCAGACCGAGAGACTGTGAAGGTGCCGCCACTCTCGTGAGATTGAAAGACGGTGTTGTTTTCGAAGCCGGCCAACACCTGGGTGATCGTCGCATGGGTATAAGCTAGTTCAAATGCCTCTCCCGGAGCATTTTCTATAATTCGGAAATAACTTGTAGAAGTCGTCGCGTCGGCTACGGCGATGTTACCCTGATTATAACTTGCTGAATCTGCATACCCTTGGAGGACGTAACTAGTTGTAGTCGCAACTAAATTAACATCTGTCGCCGATTCCCATACCGAGATACTTGTATAATCCCGGCCAGCATTTCCAAAACTGTTGGTAGTTTCGTTTGTGCCGGTTCTACGTGCGCTAGCCATATTATAATTCTACTGCTGGCCCATGATCAATTAGCAGATCATCAATACGAATACTATGAGACTTCCAGCGTGCTTTTTTCTGTTCAATTGTTTCACTAGTTTCAACATACTGTCTTGGAATCCCATTGACAATAGTAGAAGTTACTTTTGTCCAAAAAGGCACTCGTCGGGATATACCTGTCCGTGAGTCAGTATCAAGTATAGGTTGGTAATATTCACGTGGATCTCGTGCGCGAACTATATTAAATCCTGGAATCACTGTTGCAATTGCCAAAAGGGGAATCTGATAGCGTCGCTTTCGTCCATTCCCGGGCTCATCAAGTCTTCCTGCAAGTTCTTCATCAACATCTGCGCGAATCCAAAGAATATCATAACCTTCTAATAGTCCTATATAGTCAGCACATGGACGCTCGCCTCGAATATCACCCTCTTGACAGCGTGGATGGGGGTAGGAAACCGTAGCGATTGCAAGATCAACTATCATTCTACCCATATCATAATTAGCTTTCAATCGTAAAGTAACTCACGATTACCTTAATAGATCCAGTAGTTGGCACTTCATTAGTAATTCTCAACTCTTCCCCATCTCCCCCAATTCCAATAATACCTGCACCATTACCTAAAACTATTCCAGAACCAGCAGCAATTCCAGGATGTGATAATACCATACCAGTTATACTAGCTCCATCTGCTGGCTCTGCTGGAACAGTAGAAGTTCCAAAACCAATTCTAACTCCAACATCAACTGTATTAGCTTTATCCGCTGCTACAGCAATCATCGTAATTACATATTTAGTTCCTGCACCAATTGCACCTAATATATCATCATTTGTTTGTGCGGTAGTTGCACGGTATTCAGCTGTAATAATATTTGGATGACCACCAATGACAAATGGAATACCAGCACGATTTGAATATACATTAGTTCTATCAGCCGCAGCTACAGCAGTAGGATTAGTTCCATGTGCTATAGCTATAGCACCAATTTTAATTGGGTTTCCTGCATCTCCTGTATCATGAGCAATATTACCTTGAACCTGTTGGGCACTAGCTCCAACCCCCTCAATTGCGGTTTCAATTGCTGCTAAATGAACAACTGCTGGATCATCACTTGCTAATGTTGTTCTTTGTGTTGTAGTTCCTACAGCACCGGCGCCTGCTGCTACTCCAGCTTGCCCTACAATTGGATTAACTTTAGCTCTATCTGATTCATCCCAATCATCTAGAATTTGTAATGCCGTTGTAATTGCAGCTAAATTTCCACCAGTTTCAATCGCCGCATTAGAAGGTAATGGTAATGATGCTGCTGAAATTGGAACTGTTCCACTTATTGCTACCGTTGATCCACTTACATCGATCTTATCTGTGGCGAATACTAAATCTCTAATGTCTAAATTAGTAGCTGAAA